CTGTTCAGCAAGCTACCGCGCCTCAGCAGGAGAATTATCAGTCTTACCCGTCTCAGCAACCACAACAGCAAGTTCAGCAAGAAGAGATCAAACCAACAAACGAAGCTTTGTCTTGGCACGATCAGAATCAGTGGTACGGAGACTCCGAGAACGAAGAAAATTTGCAAGCAACCCAGTTTGCTTATTTTACGCATTTCAACCTTATGAACGAAGGATTTGAACCAGACTCAGAAGAGTATTACAATGAGCTGGATACAAGAGTTTTTCGGATCTATCCTGATCTCAGGACGGAACCAAAAGCCGGTGAAAAGGAAGAAAGACCCAACGTGCAAAGAGTCGCTTCCGCCAGCCCTGCTGGTCGGCAACAATCACGAAGCAACAAGCGTGGTGTTAAGTTCACAAATTCTGAACTTCAACGCCTCCGTGGTCTGAAGCCACACAACATGACTGAGGAAGCTTGGTTAAAACGTGTAGCTTCAGAAAAGCAAAAAATTGCACAAAGGGAGGCAAGATAATGACGAATACAACGAAAACCCGCGCTTCGCGTGAATCCGAGACGCACGATAAACAGGCTCGACGAAGACCGTGGCGACCAGTTCGAAAGCTTGAAACTCCGCCCTCACCTCCCGGATACACCTACCGGTGGATTCGAGAGAGCATGTTGGGAGCGGAAGATAGGGCTAACGTTAGTCGAAGGATCAGGGAAGGTTGGGAACTGGTAACAGGTTCTGACTTACCTCCAGAGTGGGAACTTCCCACAATGGATTCCGGTAGACACGCTGGCGTCATTTACAACGAAGGACTATTGCTGGCGAAAATTCCTAACGAAACGATTGAAGAGCGAAACTCTTATTATAATGATAAGAACCAAGCGGCTCGTGACGCATTGGATAACACAATGTTCAACGAGACCCGTGGCGATTCACGTTACGTTAAGTATGACCCGCAGCGAGACTCCCAAGTCACATTTGGCAGACGATAAGTCTAAAGGAGAAAAACAATGGCTAACAAAGACGCAGCCTTTGGTTTACGACCCGTCCGTATGATGGGCGGTGCTCCCTACTCTGGTGGCCAAAGTCGATATCGTGTAGCTTCAGGTTTAAGCGGCAAGATCTTTCAAGGAGATCTTGTTAAGCAGGTAACCGGAGGTGGTATCGAACGAGCCGCAGCTAGTAGCACTGTCCCCGTAGTCGGGGTTTTTAATGGGTGCATGTACACTGACCCAACTTCCGGTGAGCAAGTTTTTTCAAATTACTATCCCGGTTCAATTTCGGCATCAGACATCATTGCTTTTGTTGTAGACGATCCTATGGTCGTTTTCTCAGTTCAAGCGGATGCAGCTTTCCCAGTAGCAGACCTGTTCGGCAATTTTGATATTGTTGATCAAGCTACCACTGGCGATACAGCTTCTGGCCGATCAAACGTGGAACTTGATGTGACCACTGGCGCAACGGCAACAACTTTGCCGCTGAAAGCCTTGGACATCTCTCAAGATCCTGCAAACGAAGACGTAGCTAGTGCTAACACTAACGTGCTTGTGGTAATACAAAACCACATTGCCGGTGTTAAATCTGCTGGTCTAGCATAAGGAGACTGACTAATGGCAATTTCAAGGGCGCAATTAGCCAAGGAATTAGAACCGGGTTTAAACAGCCTCTTTGGTATGAGCTACGACAGCTACGACCGCGAGTACGAAGACATTTATGCTATCGAAGATAGTCAACGTGCTTTTGAAGAAGAGGTTCTGATTACTGGTTTTGGTTCAGCACCTACAAAAACTGAAGGCCAAGGCGTTGTCTTTGACAATGCTTCCGAAAGCTATTCAGCCCGTTACACCCACGAGACAATCGCTTTAGCGTTCGCACTCACCGACGAGGCCGTAGAAGATAACTTGTACGACTCACTCGGCAAGCGGTATGTGAAAGCACTGGCTCGCTCGATGGGTAACACGAAAGAAGTTAAAGGCGCTGATGTGCTGAACAACGCTTTCTCTGGTACTTACACGGGCGGTGATGGCGTTTCATTGATCAACACTGGTCATCCTCTAGCTGGCGGCGGCACTGCTGCTAACAGAGCTACTACGATGGCTGACCTGAATGAAACTTCACTCGAAGATGCTTTGATTGACATATCTACTTTTACGGATGACCGAGGACTGACTATCTCAGTTCAGGCGAGCAAACTTGTTGTTCCGCCGCAATTGGTATTCGTCGCTGATCGAATTTTGAATTCGGACAAGCGAGTAGGTACTGCTGATAACGATCTCAACGCAATAAGAAGCACTGGCGTTCTGCCCGGTGGTTACACTGTTAATCACTATCTTAACGACCCAGACGCTTTCTTCCTGTTGACTTCCGTTACAGACCAAGGCGAAGGTCTCAAGATGTTCCAACGCACAAGCATGGAAACATCGATGGAACCTGACTTTTCTACCGGAAACATCCGATACAAAGCGCGTGAGCGTTATAGTTTCGGTTGGTCCGATTGGAGAGGCATCTACGGCTCTCAAGGAGCTTAAAATTAAGGGGCCGATTGGCCCCTTTTTTTTGTCTTGATATTGGCCTAGAATGTGAGCTTTCTGAGATAAAATAGCCCTACCGACCGGCTCAGCGGACGTTACGAAGACAGTGGGGCGAATCCTTTCGTAAGAGGTGAACATAATGGCTCAAACTACTTTTTCTGGACCCGTTAAATCTTTAGCTGGTTTTATCACTTCCGGCGTTAATAGTAGCGTTAGCGTGTCTGCGGACACAACGCTAACTGTTGCAGCTCACGCTGGAAAAATTATTTTGCTCAATGATGCCGATGGCAAATTTACTTTGCCTTCTATTTCTTCAGCCACTCCGAGTGATCCGACAGCTCCCGATCAGGCGAACAATATTGGCGCTTCGTTTTTCTTTTATGTGGAAACCGCAGCAACCGATCTGGATATTTTGACAGATGGTACTGACAAATTTGTTGGCGCTGTGATCGTTGCCGTTGACGATGGCACCAAAAAAGCTTTCGTTCCCGCAGCAGCAAACGATGTAATTACTTTGAACGGCTCCACAAAAGGCGGCATTGTCGGAAGCGTTGTTAAAGTTACGGCAATTGATGCCGCAACTTATCTGGTTCACGATTCATTGTTGATTGGCTCTGGCACTATCGCAACCCCGTTTGCTAACGCTTAATCCACAGAATAGGAGAAAGGCATGGCAGATGCAGTTACAAGCCAAACGATACAAGACGGCCAGAGAAAGGCCGTCTTAAAATTTACCAATATCTCTGACGGTACTGGTGAGTCTGCTGTCACAAAAGTTGATGTAAGCGCATTGAGCGCAAATAGCTCGGGAGACGCTTGCACCGAAGTCGCTGTTGCCAAAATTTGGTGGCAGTGTGTCGGCATGGGTGTTGAACTACTGAATGACGCTACTTCCGATACGCTTATCATTGGTTTGTCGCCAGATTCAAATGGGTATCACGATTATTCAGATTTTTCTGGAATTCCGAATGACGCAGGAAGCGGAAAAACTGGCGACATGAAGTTCACAACTATTGGCGCTGGCAGTGGCGACACTTATACCGTTATTCTTGAAGTCCTAAAGACATATTGATAATGGCCTCTTCAAAAGACGCTAAAAGAACAGGGAGCGGCAGAGTCACTTATCGTGGCGAGTCGTTCTCTGGCTTTAACAAACCAAAAAGAACTTCTGGCGGCAGCAAAAAGTTCGCGGTTCTTGCTCGTCAGGGCGATCAAATTAAGTTGGTACGTTTCGGCGATCCAAACATGACGATCAAAAAAAATATACCAGAACGAAGAGCCAGTTTTCGCGCTCGCCACAAGTGCTCAACGGCGAAGGACAAGCTGACACCGCGTTACTGGTCTTGTAAAAAATGGTGATTTAATGGCTGTATCAGACAACATGCAACAAGCAATTGACGAGTATGGCAGCGCGGACTCTCCCTACGCCTCTCTTCAAGATTATTTGATGAACCAGCCGGTTTACGCTCGAGGTCCAAGAGAAGCGCCCAACCCTTATGCGATGAACAAAGTAACGGTTCAGGGTCCGAATACCGAAGATTTGTTGGCAAGCCAATACAAAACAATTATGGATCAGCAGCAGGTTGCAGATGACGCTGCTGCTGCCGCCCGCCAAACTGAAATAAATTCGCTAAGAGACTTGCTAAAAGAAGATTTATCAACCTCCGAGGCGGCAGCCGCTTCTGAGCGATCCGATCTCACCAAGTCGTTAGAGCAAAGAATATCCGATATGCGCTCCGGCGTTGACGCTGAAACTGCGATTTTGCGACAACAAGGGGTCGATGAAAGAGCCGCCATGAGCGCGGAGCAAAAAAGAATTTCGGATCTGGTTCAAAAGAATATTGACCAGACCGCAGCAGATTTAGCGGCCTCGGAAGAAAGGGTAAGGACCGCCCAAACAGAAGCCATCGGGAGTTTAGAGGATCGTCAAGGATCTTTGATTGGCGATATAGAAGAAAGGATTAGCGGTCTTGGAGAAAGCCTAAACTCGACCAAAGAGAAAATAAACGCTGATCTTGACGCTAGAGATGCCCAATTAACCGGTGACCAAAAAAGCGCTGCCGAAGCAATTCAGGCAGAGATTGACGCGGTAAGAGAAAGCTTGGGAACGGTTCAGGACGAAATTCAAACCGAAAATAAATCTCAGCTTGAAGCTTTGAAAGATGAGCGAGAAACTTTGCTGGGCAATATTGAGGCGAATGTTGAAAGCCTGAAAGAAAATATTGACGGGTTGCCGGTTGACCAAATTCAAGAAGAAATTGACAATTTGCGAGAAGAGTCAGATTCTTTAAAAAACACCGCGAGCGACGAAAGAAAGCAGCTTTTTGATCAAATGCAAGCCTTGCGAGACGGCATGCTTACGAATGATCAGGTAAACAGCTCAATTGCAGAGGCGATGCAATCTGGAACGTTGACCCCGGATCAAATTAATACGGCTATCGAATCGCTAAAACAAGACGTAGAGGGGAAAATAGGCAGTTTAGCCCCTATGCAAAGTTTGGAGATGTTGCAGCAAGAAGTTGAAACCGTAGCCGGGTCAACATCTGCGCTTGGATCAGAGATGGATCTTCTGCAAAAAGCTGTTGAAGGGAGAGCAACCACAGAAGAGTTGGCGGCGCTTCAAGAGATGATGAAGGGAACGACTTCACAAATACAAGATCTTCAAAGCCAAATGCTTGATCCTAATGAAATTGCCGCCCAAAGGCAGGCGGATATTCAAGCAGCAATAGACCCCATAGAGGCTCAAAGGCAGGCAGCTATTCAGGCAGCAATAGACCCCATAGAAGCTCAAAGGCAGGCAGCTATTCAGGCGGCAATGGATCCTATAGCCGGACAGAGGCAGGAAGCAATTTCTGGGGCAATCAACCCTCTTCAAGCGCAGCTTCAGGCGCTGCAACAGCAAATGCCGCAAGAAGTTGACGTTGACGCGCTTAGAAAATCAATTATGGAAGAGATGAAAAACCAATCTGGTGCCGGAGCACCTGTTTCTCCAGCACCTGTTGGCGGAGGAAACGTAAATGTTGGAGAAGTTGCGGTTGAGTCAGGGCTTGTCAACACACCTTCAGGATCATCACCTTCGGCAAGCGCCAACATTTCAGACGGCCAAGCAGACAGGTTGGGGCTTTTTGACGAAGCGGCTGGCCGAATAGCCGGTTCTTTTGAAGCTGTTCCTCAGCAACCAGCACCTGTTTCTCCAGCACCTGTTTCTCCAGCACCTGTTTCTCCAGCACCTGTTTCTCCCGGGGTTACGGCAAATGATATTTTGCAGATGAGTGTCGGACTGATGCCGAGCAACATGGAGTACGATATAAACAAAGATGGTCGCATAAACTCGCGTGATGCTTTGCTTTTTCAAAAAAACGCCGCTTCCCCCACGGTAAATTTAAACGATTTCGCAAGGTTAAACCCTAGAGTCGGCGGTCCACCGGCTCTGAAAAAGCCGTTTAGACTGCGAGGCCCATTTTAATAAAAATGAAAAGTTCAGCGCCAAAAAACGTAGCAAACCCGTCTCTTTACGCGAAAGCAAAAGCAAAGGCTAGAAAGAAGTTTGACGTATATCCGAGCGCTTACGCGAACGCTTACATGGTTAAAGAATACAAAAAAATGGGCGGAACCTATAAAACGCCAAAAAAGATGAAACTTGGCGGCTCGGTTTATATTGAGCCAAGAGGGTGCGGCGCAGTTCAAGAATCTAGACGGAAAAAGGTTAGGGTGCCTCGTGGCTAAAACCGGTCTTACAAAGTGGTTCGATGAAAAATGGGTTGACATAGGCGCTCCCAAGAAAAACGGTAAGCACCAACCTTGCGGAAGGAAAAGCGCGTCAAAAAAAAGCGGAAGGTCTTACCCAAAGTGCGTACCAGCCGCAAAAGCGGCCAAAATGACTAAAAGCCAAAAAACCAGCGCGGTTTCTCGGAAAAGATCTAAAAAGCAAGCGGTAGGCGGAAAACCTACGATGGTAAAAACTTTTGCAGCGAAGGGTGGTGTCATAAAATCCGGCAACGGAAATTGCGGCTTGTTCGGAAGAAGATAAAGCAAGATTTGTTTTTATTTTCATTTTAACAAATGTCGATTAAACTATTATTGTATAAAATTTAGGCGGGTAGATTTATGAAAAGCTCAAATGGAAACTGCGGTTTATATGGCAGGGCGGTAAAAAAAAGCGTTGGCGGGCGAATCTCTAAACGCATGGGACTTGCCCCGAGGCCGGATCTTGGACGGATCATGAGAGGAAGGCTCGAGGACAACGATTCGCCCAAGGGAGTCCTGCCGGGAGAGTTTCGCGACTTTCGCGACTTTCCCAAAATCCCAAGTCCCGGTAGAAATATTCCCGTCCCAAGAGTTCCAAATGATCCCTCTTACGATACTTCTGGCACCACAAAACCAAGGCCCGACAGAAACATTCCCACCCCGAGAGTTCCTCCAAGATCTCCGGGCAGAGGCAATCGAGGTCGCAAGCAATTAAGAGGCACTAGAGCCTCCAGCAATACGCTGCCCGTCCCAAGAGGCGGGCCAAGACTTCCCGGCGGAGGAAGATTAAGGCCGCCAGAAATGGGGCCAAACCCTGATGCTAGGCAAATGGGACCGAGACGGTTTGAAGGGATGGGCGCAAGCATCATTGATGCCCTTGGCTTGAACGAACAAAGCGACCGCGTTAAAAGCGCAGTTTCAAGAAGTAGGAAAATGAACAAGAGGGGCAGAAATCGCCCTCCAATCCCTAGAGGGAGGAGAAGGTAATGCCAAACGTTGACGGAAAAAAATTTCCATACACCGCAGCAGGCAAGGCGGCGGCAAAAAGAGCTATGGGCATGAAAAAAGGTGGCTTAGCAAGCAAAAGCAAGCGAGGGCCATCAAAAAGCAACTGCGGCCTTTACGGTAGAGGCAAAGCAAAAACCTCCGGGAAGACCTAATGGCAGTTAGCGGAACTAAAAGTTTCGAGCCAGATGTTGCCGAATACATCGAGGAAGCGTTTGAAAGATGCGGACTTGAGCTGCGTACTGGTTATGATTTGCGGACCGCGACCCGCTCACTCAACCTAATGCTGGCTGAGTGGGCAAATAGAGGGTTGAATCAGTGGACTATTAAGCAAAACGCAATCCCAATGGTTACTAACACGATTACCTATAATTTGGACCCGACAGATTCAACGGCAGCAATTGATGTGCTTGATGTTTTCGTCAGAGAAGAGATTCAAGGCACCAACACCGATGTGCCTTTAAGCCGCATGAGTCGAGCTGAATACGCTCACTTAGCGACCAAAACATCAACCGGCAAGCCAAACCAATTCTTTGTGGACAAGCAATTATCTCCCACGCTGACCGTTTGGCCGCAACCAGACAAAGACAGCGCATACACGGTGTATGTGAACGTACTGACTAGGATGGATGACGCAGGTAACGGCGCGAACTCTTTGCAAATGCCTTTCCGGTTTTATCCATGCTTGACGGCTGGATTGAGCTATTACTTGGCGCTCAAGAAAGCGCCTGAGAAGGTGCAACTGCTCAAGCAATTGTATGAGGAAGAGTTTACCCGGGCAATGAGCCAAGATGAGGAGCGAGCAAGTTTTCGCGTTGCACCCGATCTTCGAAGTTACAATATCGCATAGTCATGGCTTTTGCATCCAACAAGAAAGCTTGGGGAATCTGTGACATCACGGGTTTTCGCTATCGCCTGCGAGACATGAAAAAAACTTGGGACGGCTATTTGGTCGGCCCTGATCAATGGTCGCCAAAGCATCCTCAGTTGATGCGTAAGCCTACACCGATTGATCCTGAAGCACTTAAAGACCCTCGTCCAGCCGAGACAAGCGACAACAATTTTTTCAACGTCTACACCAATGTAGGCAGTGGAATTCTAGGCACACAATTGCAAACATTTGCAATATCCTGTAATGTTGGAACGGTGGAGGTAACCACATCGTGAGTTTTACTTTAGCGACTTTGAAAACCGCCGTTCAAGACTATTTGCAGGTCGATGAAACGACATTTAACAACAATTTGAACACGTTCATTCAGGAGGCTGAGACGCGCATCTTCAAGATGGTTCAGTTGTCTGAGCAGCGCAAGAATGTCACCGCGACGACTTCGCAGAATAATCGGTTTTTGGCAACGCCAAGCGATTTTTATGCGCCGTTTTCGTTAGCTATTCTTGATAGCGGGACGTACTACTACTTGTTGTTGAAGCACCCGTCTTTTTTGAAGCAGTATGATCCTGCTTCTTCAAGCAGGGGTCGGCCAAAGTATTATAGTAATTTTGATGACGCAGCGTTCGAGTTATCGCCGGTTCCTGATGCAGATTACAGCGTTGAACTGCATTATCTTTACGAACCGGCTTCTCTTACTTCTGGCGCAGACAGCGGAACCACTTTGTTGAGCACTGAGTATCCAGATGCTTTGCTTTACGGTACGTTGGCCGAAGCTGCTGTCTTCTTGAAAGAAACTCCCGATGTGATCGCCAACATGGAGCAGCGCTTCATGACAGCAATCGGTCGGATGAAAAACCTGTCCGAAGGTCGTGATACGCGAGATGAATATCGTTACGATCTATTGCGGACAGGGGTGAGTTGATGGAGAAGATTGAAAGTCTTGAAGGAAAAAAGATTGCATTAATCGGTTTAGGCGCAAGCCAAATAGACTATGTGATCGGTATGGAAAACAGTAAACAGTGGGACGAGGTTTGGGTGATCAATAGCGCCCTTTCGGTCTTTGCTTGCGACCGAGTTTTTATGATGGATCCGGCAAGCCGGTATCTGGATACGGAAGACGCAGGCAACCAGACAGAGGTTATGCGCCGCCTGCTCCCTGATTTCGAAAAACCAATTTACACATGCGAGCTTGACGACCGGGTTCCAGCCTTGGTTGAATTTCCGTTAGCGGAAGTTATGACCGATGCCAAGTGCGCCTATTTTAACACCACAGTAGCCTACGCGATGGGTTTTGCGTACTGGAACCGAGTCGGTCACATCGATCTGTTTGGCTTAGATTTTAGCTACGCGCACAACATTCACTTTGCTGAAGCTGGCCGCGCTTGCGTTGAGTTTTGGATCAGCAAGTGTCTTGAGAACGGTATCGGCATTGGCGCTTCGCCAAGATCTTCGTTATTAGACAGCAATGTCGGAGTAACCGAGCGATTGTATGGCTACCATCGTCTTGATGACCCGTTGGTTGCCATGCCGCAAGATGGCCAGTGGCATGTTTTTCAGCGATCAATGATGAGCGAGATGGTGAAAAAACATGGGCTTGAGACGATTGAAATGCCAAAAGCGCCGGAGCCTTACAAGGGATGATGAGTGACGATATAGGATTTCAGCTCGGCAATGTCATGGTTTCAACCACCCAGAACAAGGGCCATGATCCTGAATTCTGGGCCGAGCAGGTTACCAACAAGATAGTGGGAATTAGCGCGAACGCAGCGCCTCATGTCAGGCAGCAAGCTGAAGCTTTCAGAAAGACCGTTTATGAAGTAATATTGCATGGTATGAAAAACTCAATACGATCAGATCGCGTCACTATTTCAAACAGGTTGCGCGATCAGGGTCACGAAAGAATGGCGAACATTATCAAGGAGCTTTGAGATGGCCATCACCTCTGCAATTTGCACAAGTTTTAAACAGCAACTACTCGTTGGAACGCACAACTTCACGAACGGCGCTAACTCGTTCAAGTTGGCGCTTTACACCTCTAGCGCGACTCTGGGGGCGGGGACTACGGTTTACGTCACCACCGGTCAGGCTTCTGGCACAAATTACACGGCTGGCGGCTCTGCGTTAACAAACGTAACGCCTTTCGCCACGGGTACTACGGCGGTTTGCGACTTCAACGACCTCACCTTCAGTACAGCAACCGTCACTGCGAGAGGTTGTTTGATATATAACGACACCCAAGGCGATAAGGCTGTAGCTGCGATTGATTTTGGCGGCGACAAAACCAGCACCGCTGGCGATTTTACCGTGGTCTTTCCGGCACCAACCGCCACTGGCGCAATCATCCGATTGGCGTAGCGCCTTATGCCCTTGCAACAGTTAGACTTTCAGCCGGGAATCAACAAAGAGGCGACAGACTACAGCGCTAAAGGCGGATGGGTCGATGGTAATCTGATTCGATTCAGAAAAAGCCGTGTTGAAAAAATAGGTGGATGGCTGCAACTCGGGTCACAATACTATCTCGGTATTGGTCGAGCATTGCACTCGTGGATCTCTCTAGCCGGAACCCGGTTTCTCGGCGTTGGTTCAACGTGGAAGTACTACGTTGAAGAAGGCGACAGCTACTTTGACGTAACCCCCATCAGATTAACCACTAGCGCTGGAGATGTGACTTTCGGTGCGACCAACGGTTCTTCCACGATCACTGTCACTGATGCAGATCATGGGGCTGTCAACAATGACTTTGTGACATTCTCCGGTGCCGCCTCATTGGGCGGGTTGATTGTTGCGTCCGCGCTTAACCAAGAATATCAAATATCACTCGTCACAGGAGTGAATACATATGAGATTGTTGCGAAAGATACGGCAGGCGACACGTTGGTGGCAAACTCTTCTGACAGCGGTAACGGCGGAGCAAGCGTTGTCGGCACTTACCAAATTAATGTTGGTCTCGACACATACGTCAGCAGCTCTGGTTGGGGTGTCGGCACTTGGGGTGCCGGAGGTTTTGGATCAGCCTCTGCGATTAGCGCTGTAAACCAGTTACGCCTCTGGACGCATGATAACTTCGGCGAGAACTTGATCATGAACCCTCGTGGGGCTGGTATTTACGAGTGGATTGAAAACAACGGCGTATCAGTAAGAGCGGTTAATTTAGCGACCAGATCTGGCGCAAACTTGGTCCCAACGCTTGGCCTACAGGTTATAACCAGCGAAACAGACAGACATTTAGTTGTTTTAGGTGCTGATCCCATCAACACGGCAGGAACGGCCAGAACGGGCGTTATTGACCCGATGTTAGTGGCGTTCAGCGATGCTGAAAACGAGCTTGAATTCGAGCCTACCGCAACCAACAGCGCGGGTGACGTAAGACTTTCGTCCGGTTCATTTATCGTTGGCGGCTTGAAGTCTCGGCAAGAAATTTTGATCTGGACCGATACTTCCCTCTACTCGATGAACTTTATCGGGCCACCGTTAACCT